TCTACAGTGGGATGACGCGGGGGGATGAGAGTGGGATGGCAATCCCCCACCACATCATTCGCCGCTGAGTTGCAAGGCTCAAACTGATCCCCCTTTGAATCCCACTCCGATCCTGACGACATCCCACAGCAGGATTTCGCATCTTCCTCCCAACGCAGCGAGCGACAGGAGACGAAGATGCAGCTCAAACACCTCAATCAAAAAGAACTGGCACGGCGGTGGAACATTTCGCACCGCACACTGGAGCGGTGGCGATGGGCCGGTGAAGGACCGCAGTTCATGAAGCTGGGCGGCCGTGTGGTTTACCGCATGGAAGATATCTCCGCGTTCGAGCAGGACCAGCTGCGCCACAGCACCGGCGCGGATGCGCATGCGGGTGCCGCATGATGGTCCGCCTTGATGATTTCGCGGTCGACCGGGTGGTGCCGTTCTGCGCCCCTGGCGGCCTGGACGAGGTCGGGCTCTGCGCCTGGATCGCGCAGGCCGAACCCGGCGAGACGCTGATCTATCACCGCGGGTTTCTCGCGGTTGATGCCACCGCCGTCCTGTCGAAACTGCCTGCGGACCGTCAACGTGCGTTGCGCCAGGTCGCGGCCGCCGCCCTTCGAGCGGCCGAGCAGAACCTTGTCCATCTCGTGCAGGCGCGGATCGGTCCCGACCAGTTCGCCTACATCGCCGTCGCCCGGCCCAAACCCCGATCCAGCGGTGCGGCTCTGTCGGTGCGCCTGCTCGAGGCCGCGTGATGCCCGCATTTCAATCCCTTTTCACCGAACACGGAGACCATTTCATGCCTTACCCCGAAAACACCCCCACGCCTGACGATCTGCCATCTCTCAGCGCCGCCGAGGTTGCGGCGCTGCCGGTCGAGTTACTGGCGATCCTGCAGCGCGAAATCGACGAGCGTCTGAAGCGCGACAAGGCCGCCAAGACCCGCTTCGATGCGGGACTGGCCGTCCGCTATGCCACCCGCGCCGCCGAGGAACGGCAGTTGCTGGCCAAGGACACCGGCACCGTCCGGTTCGACGATGGTGATTTCACCGTGGTCGCCGATCTGCCGAAACGGGTGGATTGGGATCAGGACCGGCTGGCCGACATGGTGTCGCGGATCCAGGACGCTGGGGACGACCCGGCTGAGTATGTCGATCTGGCCTACAAGGTGCCCGAGCGCAAATACGCCGCCTGGCCCGAGGCCATCCGTCATGGCTTCGAGCCCGCGCGCACCGTCCGTCCCGGCACGCTGAAGGTCGAGATCCTCGCGCAGGGGGCCGACCAATGAGCCTCCCCATCATCACCGCTGACCAACGGCTGGCCGAGCCGCGCGGCATCAAGGGCTGCATCTTCGGCAAGAGCGGAATTGGGAAAACCTCGCTGCTCTGGACCCTCGATCCGAAGCGGACGCTGTTCATGGATCTCGAAGCGGGCGATCTCGCCATCGAGGGCTGGGCGGGCGACAGCATCCGGCCTCGGACATGGGCCGAATGCCGGGATTTCGCGGTGTTCATCGGCGGGCCCAACCCGGCGCTGCGCGACGAGCAGCCCTATAGCCCGGCCCACTACAAGGCAGTCTGCGACCGTTTCGGCGATCCGGCAGCACTGGATCGCTACGACACCATCTTCGTCGACTCGATCACCGTGGCGGGGCGGCTGTGTTTCGGGTGGTGCAAGGGCCAGCCTGAAGCGCTGTCGGAGAAGACCGGCAAGCCGGATGTCCGTGGCGCCTACGGGCTGCACGGCCGCGAGATGATCGGCTGGCTCACCCATCTGCAGCACACGCGGGCCAAGAACGTCTGGTTCGTTGGGATCCTTGACGAGAAGCTCGACGACTTCAATCGCAAGGTTTTCCAGCCGCAGATCGATGGCTCCAAGACAGGTCTCGAGCTGCCGGGGATCGTCGATGAAGTGATCACCATGGCCGAACTGAAGGCCGATGGCGGTGATCCGTATCGCGCCTTTGTCTGCCAGACGATCAACCCCTGGAGCTTTCCGGCCAAGGATCGCTCTGGCCGCCTCGGACAGGTGGAAGAACCCCATCTCGGCCGCCTGATGGCGAAGATCCGGACGCCTGTGACCCCGGCGACGGATCGCCTGACCTACGCCCCGCCGCCCGCCGATCCGGCCGGCGCCGACCAATCCCAATCGCAATCCTGAACATAGAAGGAGGTTCCCCATGGGTTCCTGGAACGATTTCAACGACGCGCAGAGCAACACCAACCTCATCCCTAAAGGCACGCTGGCCAAGGTGCGCCTGACCATCCGCCCCGGCGGGTTCGACGATGCCTCGCAGGGCTGGACCGGCGGCTATGCCACGCGCGGCTCGACCGGCGCGGTGTACCTGAACGGCGAGTTCACCGTGACCGAGGGCCAATATGCCCGCCGCAAGATCTTCACGCTGATCGGGCTCTACAGTCCCAAGGGTCCGGACTGGACCAACATGGGGCGCAGCCTGGTGCGCGGCATGCTGAACTCGGCGCGGGGGATTTCCGACAAGGACATGTCGGCCGAGGCGCAGGCGGCGCGGCGGATCAGCGGCTTTGCCGATCTCGACGGGATCGAGTTCATTGCCCGCATCGATATCGGCACAGACGCCAGCGGGGACGACAAGAACGAGATCCGCAGCGCCGTCACGCCCGACCATCGCGACTATGCCCAGGTCATGGGAACCGCGCCCCTGCAGTTCAGCGGCAACGCTGGACCGGGGGTCACTCCGCAGCAGTCCAGTTCGACATCTCCCCAGACCAACCAGCCAGCAGCCAACCCCGGTGCCCCCGGGCGGCCGAGCTGGGCACAGTAAGGGGGGATCGGTCATGCGCCTTCGCCCCCGCCAGAAAACCTTTGTCGAGCGCAGTGTTGCTGCGCTCGCCTCCCGCAGCAACACGCTGGGCGTGGCGCCCACCGGCGCGGGAAAAACCATCATGCTCTCGGCGGTCACCGGCGAGATGATCAGCGACGGCGCCAAGGCCTGTGTTCTGGCGCATCGCGACGAGCTCACGGCGCAGAACCGTGCCAAGTTCCAGCGCGTGGTGCCGGATGTGGCCACTTCGGTGATCGACGCGACAGAGAAATCCTGGGGCGGCTTTGTCACCTTCGCCATGGTGCCCACATTGGCGCGGGCGTCAAACCTGGCCGACATGCCGCGCCTTGATCTGCTGGTGATCGACGAGGCGCATCACGCGGTGGCCGACAGCTACCGCCGGATCATCGACCGGGTGCGCGACGCCAATCCTGACGCCCGCATCTTCGGTGTCACGGCAACACCGACGCGTGGCGATCGCAAAGGTCTGCGCGAGGTCTTCGACAATGTCGCCGACCAGGTGCGTCTGGGCGAGCTGATCGCCTCGGGCCACCTCGTGCCGCCGCGTACCTTCGTGATCGATGTCGGCGTGCAGGAGGAATTGAGGTCGGTCCGAAAAACCAGTGCCGATTTCGACATGACCGAGGTGGCGGACATCATGGACCGTGCGCCTGTCACCGACGAGGTGATCCGCCACTGGACCGAAAAGGCGGGAGATCGTCAGACCGTCGTGTTCTGCTCCACCGTCGCTCACGCTGAACATGTCACCGAAGCGTTCAAGGCGTCTGGTATTTCCGCCGCGCTGATCCACGGCGATCTGGCGGCTGAGACCCGCAAGGCCATCCTGGCTGATTATGCGTCGGGAAATATCCGCGTGGTCGTCAATGTCGCCGTGCTGACAGAGGGCTGGGATCATCCGCCGACGTCCTGCGTCGTGCTGCTGCGCCCCAGTTCCTACAAATCCACCATGATCCAGATGGTCGGGCGCGGGCTGCGCACGGTCGATCCGGAGGAACACCCCGGCATCGTCAAGACGGACTGCGTTGTGCTTGATTTCGGTACGTCGAGCCTGATCCACGGCACGCTGGAACAGGATGTCGATCTGGATGGCAAGATCGGCACCGGCGAGGCCCCGACGAAAACTTGCCCGGCCTGCGCAGCGGAGATCCCACTCGCCGTCACCGAATGCCCGCTCTGCGGCGAGGTATTGCTGCAGGACGAAGGCGAGACCGGCGCGGACGCAGTGCCGCTCTCGGGTTTTGTCATGACCGAGATCGATCTGCTGAAACGCTCCAGTTTCGCATGGGTCGATCTCTTCGGGACGGACGATGCGCTGATGGCCACGGGCTTCACCGCCTGGGGCGGCATCTTCTGGATGGAGGGCGTCTGGTACGCCATCGGCGGGGCCAAGGGTGAGCGGCCACGCTTGTTGGGTGTCGGCGAACGCACGGTCTGTCTCGCGCAGGCTGACGACTGGCTGAACAACCACGAGAGCGATGAGAGCGCCTTCAAGACCAAGGCGTGGTTGAAACAGGCGGCGACCGACAAGCAGCTGAAATACCTGCCACCCGAGTGCCGCCACGATTTCGGCCTGACGCGCTATCGCGCCTCGGCGCTGATGACCTTCGGCTTTAACAAACGGGCGATCCGCGCGGCTGTAGATACTGCTGCCGGGACAGAACGGATGGCGGCGTGAACCATGTCGCGCAAATCGCATCCCCGCCCAAACCGGCTGCGGATTGCTCGGAGCGTCTTCGGCACTGGCATCCGCGTTTTGTCACCTGTGCCGTCTGCCTGCGCCCCGCGCAGGGCTTCGGCTTCATTAACCCCAATACGCCCCGCCCACGCGAACACCGCTGGTTCTGCTCGATGCCCTGCCAGGCGTGGTTCGCGGCCCGCCAGAAGAAAGGACTGACCATGCAGGGAATGACTGAAGAGGAGCACCACGCTGTCGCCGCCACCATGAAACGCATCGCGCTGCTGATGGACGAGATCGGCTGGCAGACCACGTTCGCTGATCTGACCGAGGCACAAGTGCGGGCCCTGATTGAGGAAGCGGTCGAGGGCTTCCGCGAGGCCATGGCCGACATCGCCCGGGCCCAGACACCGGAGGTGCCGTTTTGATGCTGGATTTCAATTCCCGTCCCTCCATGGCCGAGCGGATTAACGCGCTGGTCGATGCAGCCCTCATCGCCGAACGCGAGGCCACGCCGCCCCGGACCTATCTCGGCGCATCCCGCCTCGGGCATCCATGCGAACGCGCGCTGCAGTTCGAGTTTGCCGGTGCGCCCAAGGATGAGGGTGCCGATTTCGGCGGGCAGACGCTGCGGATATTCGCCATCGGTCACCAGCTCGAGGATCTGGCGATCCGCTGGCTGCGCGCGGCCGGGATCGATCTGGTCACCCAAAAGCGCGATGGTGGCCAGTTCGGCTTCTCTGTCGCGGGCGGGCGCATCCGGGGCCATGTCGACGGGATCGTCGCTGACGCTCCGGCAGCGCTTGGCATGCGTGTTCCCGCGCTCTGGGAGTGCAAGACCATGAACGCCAAGAATTGGCGGGCCTGCGTCAAGGACGGGGTCGCGGTCTCGAAGCCCGTCTATGCTGCCCAGATCGCGATCTATCAGGCCTACATGGAGCCCTCGGTGCCGGGGATTTCGGCCGCACCTGCGCTGTTCACCGCGATCAACAAGGACACCGCTGAGCTGCATCACGAGCTCGTCCCCTTCGACGGCGATCTGGCGCAGCGCATGTCCGACCGCGCCGTGAGGATCCTGCAGGCCACACATGCGGGTGAATTGCTGCCCCGCATCGCCGCCAACCGCGACTTCTTCGAATGCCGGTTCTGCGCTCACGCCGAGCGGTGTTGGGGGCTGGCTGCGTGACCGACGAGCCTACCGAGCCATCCGATCCCGACCAGGAGCCAGCCATGCGTGACGACACAACGCCAGACACGCCCAAGGAAAACATCGTGCATTTCAATCCGTGGCGCGATTTCAACGACGCGGCCCCGCAGATCGACGTATTCGGCGACGAGCCCGATTCCGGGCAGATCGCGCAATTCATGCAGGTTGTTTTCGGCTATTGCGACGGCCTGATCCCCGTCCGCAGTCTCATTGACAAGGGTCAGGGCATCGATGGCCGACCGCACAACATCTGGCTGGAGGCGGATCAGGCCGCGCCCGAGAAGATGGCGACCTTCGCCATATGGGCATCGCGCGAGGGCGCAGCCGTCTATGTGATCCCGGGCACAGTCGCTGCGCCCGGACAGGCCAAGGCCGCTGAAATCCTGCAGATGCAGACCGTGGTCGTCGATCTCGATACTGGCGATATCGCTGCCAAGCGTGCCCATCTGGAGCGCCACCTTGGTGCCCCGACGATGGTGGTGGAAAGCGGTGGCGTTTTACCCGAGGGGCAGCGGAAGTGCCATGTCTGGTGGGCGCTGACCGAGCCTGCCGAGGGCGGCGACATCGCCCGTGTCTGCCGTCTGCGCGGCGACATCGCGGCAAAGGTCGGCGGCGACATGCATTTCCGCTCGGCCCACCAGCCGATCCGGGTGGCAGGCAGCGTTTATTACAAGAACAGCCTGAAAACGCAGGTGCGGATCGTCGAGCTGAATGCCGACCGCGAACGCGACCTGGCCGAGTTCATGGAGGCCGTGAACGACATGCCGCCCGCGCCGGGCGTGTCCCTGCAACCCGAGTTCAGCCATCCCGACAAACCGGCGATGGACGATGTGCTGGTCACCCCGGTGCGCGATGGGGCGCAGGACGATTGGTCCCGCTTCGAGGGCGCATCTGCTGCGATCGGTCATTTCATCCGCATGGTCCACGAAGGCCGGATGACAAAAGACGAAGGCTGGGAAGGCATCTGCGGTTACAACGCCGCGATGCTGCGGCCACAGTGGCCGGTCGAGCGGCTCAAGCGCGAGTCCGAGCGGCTCTGGGAGCGGCATGTCGAGAAATACGGACCGCCCCTGATCCGATTGGATTCCGGCGCACCGGGACCGGCCGAGATGCCCGCATTCACGCTGGGCGCGCTGCTGGATGACCAAAGCCCCATGCCGCAGGACATCATTGCGCCGCGCGTTTTGACGCCTGGCGGGCTGCTGGTGCTGGGTGGCGCGCCGAAGGTCGGCAAAAGCGACCTGCTGATCTCCTGGCTCGTGCACATGGCGGCAGGTGTGCCGTTTCTCGGCTTCACGCCGCCGCAGCCGCTGCGCATTTTTTATCTGCAGGCTGAGATCCAGTATCACTATCTGCGCGAGCGGCTGAAGCAGATCGCCCTGCCGCCAGAGGTGTTGGCCGCCGCGCGCGACACCTTCGTCGCCACGCCAAAGCTGAAGATGCTGCTCGACAACGAAGGCAGCGTGCGGGTTGCCCGCGCTGTCCAGTCGGCGTTTCCCGAAGCGGCGCCTGACATCCTCTGTGTCGACCCGATCCGGAACCTCTTTGACGGCGGTCCCGATGGCGGCGGCGAGAACGACAACACCGCCATGATGTTCTTCCTCAAGGAACGGGTCGAGGTCCTGCGCGACCATATCGACCCCGACTGCGGGGTCATCCTGATCCACCACACCAAGAAGCTCAGCAAGCAACAGGTGAAGGACGATCCCTTCCTGGCCCTTTCCGGTGCCAGCGCACTGCGCGGCTTCTACACCTCCGGCCTGATCCTGCACCGGCCAGACGAGGAGTGCTCGCAACGAAAGCTGGAGATCGAGCTGCGCAATGGCCCCGCGCTGCCGCCCAAGGTGATCGACAAGGTCGGCGGCCAATGGGTCGAGATCAACCCGATGAACGAACGCCTCGTCCGTCAGGAAGTCGGCGCGAAGCATGACGCCGAACGGGATCGCAAGCGGGACGTCATCCTGTCGATCCTGATCGACGAAGCGGCCGAGGGCAAACTCTACACCTCGACCCAGTTCCGCGAGGCGTTCGAGAACCAGCGCGGCCTTGGGAGCCAGTTCACCATCCGCGACCGCATCAATGTGCTGGCCACCAAAGGCGACATCCGCTTCCTGCGGGACGGCACAAAATTCGGCCACTCCGTGGTCCGGTCGCGTTTCGGCTACCTCTGCGCCGAAGGCATGGTGTTCGGCCGCAAGGGCCGGGTCGATCCGGAGACCGGAGAGGTCCTGGACAGCGTCATTCCGGTAGTCCCGAGCCACTATAAATCGCCCTCCAACGGGCAGTGTATGGACCTCGAAGATCCTTCCGATTGGTCGATCCGGGAGGATGAAAATGCCTGATTTTGGCTTGTACGACCTCTGTTCGACCTCAGGACAAACATGTTCGTCCTCCGCCGTTGTTTGTCCTCAATCCAATGAAATCAATCACTTGGAGCAAAAAGAGGTCGAACATGTTCGTCCTCTTGTACGTCCTCTGTTCGTCCTCGAAACCCAAATGAATTCAGCATCTTACGCCGATTGGAGGACGAACAATGAAAGCCCCCATACTACGTATGGGGAGGCCAACCGGCAGGTTTGGCCTCTCCTCTCATACGTCGAGGGGTATCTGCGCGCGCGTGCTCCGACGCTCCCTGCACATCCCGATCCGACGACGGCGGCCCGTACCGCCAAGCACATGACCGCCGTCGTCTTCCACCCCCGCAGCCAACCCGAAAAGGAGACCACGATGGCTGAAGCGACTCTGACCACCAGGATGCAGGAGGCAATCCCCGATCTGCCACCTGCTTTCCGCGCCGACCGCACATTGCTCGCGCTCGATCTCGGCACGACAACAGGCTGGGCCCTGCATGGCGTCGATGGGCTGATCACCAGCGGCACCGTGTCCTTCCGCCCCGGCCGCTTTGACGGCGGCGGTATGCGTTACCTGCGTTTCAGCAACTGGCTGGGCGAGTTGGACCGGCTGTCCGGGCCCATCGCCGCCATCTGGTTCGAGGAAGTCCGCCGCCACGCAGGCACCGACGCAGCCCACGTCTATGGAGGTTTGATGGCCACCCTGACCGCATGGGCCGAGCTGCGCGGCGTGCCATACGAGGGCGTCCCGGTGGGAACGATCAAACGGTTCGCCACCGGCAAGGGCAACGCCAACAAGGACGCCATGATCGCCGCCGTCCGGGCGCGCGGCTTCAGCCCGGCCGATGACAACGAGGCCGACGCCATCGCGATCCTGTTCTGGGCGCTGGAGACAAAGGGGGGCATGCAATGAGCGGAATGCGGTTTGTGCCCAAGGGCTATGGCGGGCATCGCCGCAGTCCCGACGATGTGAAGCGGGACGGCTGGCAGGAGCAAGGCCTGCTGGCCGTGGCCATCGACGACCACCGCCTGACCTGGCCGGAGCGAGAATTGGTCCGGCAACTCGGCGAGAAGCTGTACGGGCAGTGTCCGCGAGATCGGGAGGTGTCGCAATGACAGACTGGACACCTGACCTCGTGGAGGAACGGCTGGCCGAGGCCGCCTTTGTCCTGAAGCGCCTGCCTGAGCCGCGCAGGCAGGGATACTTCAGCACATGGCCAGAGATGGTCTACAGCTTCGCCGACAAGGTGGGCCAGGAGCCAAAGCCCATGCGTGTGCTGCCCTCGCCGCAGGCGATCAGCCGGATGGAGCAGACACTGACCTGGACCGCCTGTCTCGAGCCCATCGACGGCAAGATCGTCTGGATGAAGGCGCATGGTGAACGCTGGAAGGAGATCTGCTGGGCGGTCGGTCTGCAGCGCTCTGCCGCCCATCAACACTGGCAATTTGGGATTTCCGTCATCGCGCTGACCCTCAACAGACGACGGTTCAACCGCAACATGTCGAAGCGCCGCGTGATCGAACTGGCCGCTGGCGCGTAAGCGCCCGCATCCACTAGGAAAGTGTCCGCCGGACAGTTTTCGATGAGACAGAAAGCCGGGCTGGGGGTTAGAAAAGGGATATACTCGGGAGAGGCGCGCGCGGGACGGCCCGCGCCGCTGGACCACGGGGTCCATCCAAGGGCCATCTGGGGTCCAAGCGGCTAACCCACTGAATTTACGGGTCCTTCTTGGGCATAAACATATACGGGCGGGCGAAGCGCGCAATATCGCCAGCGACAGGGCCGGTTTTTTGGGAAGCCACCCCAGCGGGCATCCGCCCGCGATCTTCTGAAAACCACAACAAAACAAACACTTGGAGCCGGACACCCCGGTGGCCGCTGGAACCCTTGCGGAGTCCAGGCTGGCTGCCGGTGTCCGGCGTCCAGGGTATCCACCCCATTGAGGCGAACCGACCAGCATGACCCTGAGCTTTGCCCCGGACGCGATTGAGACCTGGCCGCTGGCCGAGCTCCAGCCCTACGCGAAAAACACAAAGATGCATGGCGCGGATCAGGTCGCGAAGATCGCCGCCAGCATGGCGGAGTTCGGCTGGACCGTGCCGTGCCTGGTCGCCGATGACGGCGAGTTGATCGCGGGCCATGGCCGGGTGCTGGCCGCCACGCAGTTGGGGCTGACCGAAGCGCCGGTGATCGTGTTGGGGCATCTGACCGAGGCGCAGCGCCGGGCTTACCGGATCGCGGACAACAAGCTGACAGAACTTGGGACCTGGGACGAGGCGCTGCTCTCGGCCGAACTGAACGGGTTGCTGGCCGAGGATTTCGACCTGTCTCTCATTGGCTTCGATGACGCTGAGCTTGAGGCGCTGTTGGCTGGAGAGGTCGACCCCGAAACCGCGTCCCGCGAGGGCGAGGACGATGTTCCTCACGCACCTGAAACTCCGATCAGCCAACCCGGCGATTTATGGGTGCTGGGCAAACATCGGCTGCTCTGCGGTGATGCGACCGTTGCCACCGATGTCGAGCAGCTGCTCGGTGATGTGAAACCGCTCCTGATGGTGACCGATCCGCCCTACGGCGTCGAATACGATCCCGGCTGGCGAAACAAAGCAGGGGCAGCCGCGACCAAGCGCACTGGTAAGGTGCTGAACGATGACCGCGCTGACTGGCGCGAGGCTTGGGCGCTGTTCCCGGGCGATGTGGCCTATGTCTGGCACGGTGCGCTACATGCGACCATCGTCGCCGAAAGCCTGACTGCCTCAGGCTTCAACATCCGATCGCAGATCATCTGGGCAAAAGACCGTCTGGTGCTGAGCCGCGGCGATTACCACTGGCAGCACGAGCCATGCCTCTATGCCGTGAAAAAGACCGGCAAGGGCCACTGGGCGGGTGATCGCAAGCAGACGACGCTCTGGCAGATCGCAAACAAGGATCAGGATGCAGAAACTGTTCACGGAACGCAGAAGCCCGTCGAATGCATGCGTCGGCCGATCCTGAACAATTCCAGCCCGGGTCAGGCGGTCTACGAGCCGTTCATGGGATCCGGCACCACGCTGATCGCGGCCGAGACCACGGGACGTGTCTGCTACGGGATCGAACTCAATCCGGCTTACGTCGATGTTGCTGTTGAGCGGTGGCAACAGTTCACGGGCCAGGACGCAGTTCTGTCCGGCTCGGGCGAGACGTTCAACGAAATCAAGAACAAAGACGATTGAGGCATGCATGACCTGGCTCTACCTTCCTCTGGACGCGCTTCCGGAACCGAAGACGCATGCCTGTTTGGCCTCTCCCTCTGCTCGGGCGCGGGCGGACTCGACCTCGGGCTCACCATCGCCATCCCCGGATATCGTGCTGTGGGCCATGTCGAACGGGAAACCTTCGCCGCAGCCACTCTCGTGGCGCGGATGGAAGACGCGTCCCTGGATCAGGCTGTTGTCTGGGACGATGTTGGAACCTTTGACGGCCGACCATGGCGCGGCGCGGTGGACATCGTCACTGCGGGCTATCCGTGCCAGCCGTTCTCCGTCGCGGGCAAGCGTCTCGGCACTGAAGACCCGCGCCACCTCTGGCCCCATGTCGCCCGCATCATCGCTGAGGTCGAGCCGCCCTTCGTCTTCCTTGAGAATGTCGCCCATCATCTCCGCCTCGGCTTCCCCGAAGTCGCCAGCGGACTGGTCAGCATGGGCTACCGCCTTGCGGCAGGCCTCTTTACGGCGGCGGAGGTCGGTGCGCCCCACTGGCGAGAGCGGCTGTTCATCCTCGCCATCCGCGAAGGCGACGAGTTGGCCGACCCCGCGCGCCTGCTCTGGGACCAGATCGAGTGGCGGGAACCGGACGGAGATGATGCGGCTGTGGCCGACGCCTCGCGCGAGTGCCAACGAGAACCGGCAGACGAAACCGACGCCGTCACAGGAAGCGGGCAAGCATGGGATGAACCTGGCAACGAGTGCCGCGATGTGGCCGACGCCGCAGACCGACAGCTTCCGGAGCCGGGGCGGAGACCGGAAACACGAGAAGGGTCTGGACGGTATGGCGCGCGACTGGCCGACGCCGATGGCGAACGACGGCTGCAAGCCGAGCGCGGGCAACCGCAGGACGGCCGATCTGACCCATGCCAGCCGTATGTGGATGACGCCGACGGCGCGCGATCACAAGGATGGCGCGACGACATTGGCGAACACGCCAGTCAATGGCCTGCTTGGCCGCGAGGTCCTGGTGACGCCGATGGCTGGGAGCGATACCTGCGATGTACGCCGGACCTTGAACCCGCTGTTCGTCGAGGCGCTGATGGGCTGGCCCACCGGGTGGACCGGCTTCGTCTCTGTGGCAACGGCGTGGTCCCCCTGGTTGCAGCGCATGCGCTGCGAACTCTCGCAGCTGAACTGCTGGCCGATGAATGACGGGGCGCCAGCATGACGCAATCGCGCGCCATGTCGCTGGTTGAAGCTGTGGCCAATGTCGTCGTGGGCTATGGGGTCGCGGTTGTCACCCAGATCCTTGTCTTCCCGATTTTCGGATTGCACACGACGCTGGTACAGAACCTTAAGATGGGCTTTGTGTTCACTGTGGTCAGCATCGGACGGTCCTACGTCCTGCGCCGGCTGTTCTGAACTTTGGCGTTGACGCAAAACGTGCCGCTTAGTATTCTTGGATCAGCGAAGACGATTTGGTCGTCTTGATCAAGCCAAAGGCTGGTCAGATCTGAAGGTTCATCCGTCAGGTTTCTCTTTCCGGCATGTGGAACCACGAAATCTCGGGTCTCGCGCGAGCAATAGCTTCCTGCCGGGGAGCGTCCACTTAGGACGTCGCGCATTCGCTTCTCATGAAGTCGAATGGAGTACCCG